CCTGCGTGGACCCAGCCGTGTCGAGATCAAGGGCTGGACGTACCCGTTCGACATCTCCTACGACGTGCATCTCCGCGCACGGCTGAGGGGGCAGGCAGATCGGATCCTGCGCGTCGTGGGGCAACGTCTCTGGGCGTACGGGCAGGTGTTCGTGCTCGACTCCGAGGGGGACAAGAGGGGCTACCACGCGTTCGTGGACAGCTACGAGAACCTCGCCGAGATCGGAGGTGTGTCCGATCGGATGCACGGACACACCATCCCGGTTCGGGTCGAGGGTGAGCTGGACTTCAACGAGCCGTTCGAGGCTCCGACGACGCCGAATCTGACGGTCAGGACTGGACCTCTGAGGACGAAGCTGGCAAGGATCCGGTGACGATGGCCACCTGGTACTACAAGGGAACCACGCCGGCCCCGGTCGAGATCCCGGGCCGTGGATCTGTGGTGATTCGTCCCAAGTCCAGGTTCGAGGCCCCCATCACGTCCGTGTCGCACCTCGTGAGGTCCGGGCTGGTGGTCGAAGTCGTCAGCCAGAAGCGGGCGACGGATCCGGTGGATCCGCCGGTCGCCAATGTGAACCATCCGCCGCCGGAGCCATCGGCGCTGGCATCGGAGGCGCCCCAAGCCGAAGAGGCGTCGGTCGAAGAGAAGCCGATCGTCGAGGACGTTGGCTCGGATGTCGATCAGGATGTGGTAGGGTCGGCATCGCAGGCTGCCCAGGCAGAAGTAGAAGCAGGTTCGGAGGATGGCCCCGGGGCCAGTCCGCCGGTGGAGCAGAAGGAGCAGAGCAGCGCGCGGCGCCGAAGGCGCCGAAGCTGAGTTTCTTCTCATCCCACTGAGGGACGGAGGTCACGGTCATGGTCGAGCGTTCGAGACTTCCCGACGATCCGTCGTTCGGCTGGTGGGTAACCGGCCTGATCGACGGCGAGGGATGTTTCTACGCTTCGTATTCCATCAAGGAAAAGCTCTCGCCATCGGGACGGATCCACCGCTGCTTCAACCAGTACATCGGTCTCCAGGTCCAGCTTCGTGCCGACGACCGCGAGACGCTCGAAAAGCTGGTCGCGTACTTCGGGGTCGGAGCCGTCCGAGAGAAGCCGGTATCCAAGAGGCGTCGCGCGCAGATCCCCGGAGCCAATCCGTCCGTGACCCTGCGGGTAGAGAGCCTCGACGACCTCGTCGAAAAGGTGATCCCGCACTTCGATCGGTTCCCGCTCCAGAGCAAGAAGTCGCAGGACTACGATCTCTGGAGGCAGCTCGTGGTGTTCGTCCACCAGAACCTCCACGGCAAGAAGGGCTGGCTCCGCCGGTTCCCAGAGCAAGTCGGCAACGTCGTGTCCCTGGTGGGTCGGATCCAGAACAAGCGGACCTTCCAGGTCCAGGTCGCCAGCGTCGGAGGAGGCTGAATCATGGTCGAAAGGTTGCACCCCGGTGTCTACGTCGAGGAGCGTCGTCGTGGCGTCGCCCCCATCACGGGCGTGTCCACGAGCACCTTCGGCACCGTCGGATTCACGCTCCGCGGGCCGACCGACGAAGCCGTCCTGGTGTCGTCGTTCGAGCAGTTCACGCGGACCTTCGGCGACTTCACCGACCAGTCCGGCGTCCCGCTGCACCTGTTCGCGTTCTTCGCGAACGGCGGCAGGCGCGCGTACGTGGTTCGCGTGGTCGCCTCGGACGCGGTGGCGGCCGACGGCTTCATCACCTCCGACGTGACCGAGGAGGTCATCGAGACCGGCGACGGCGCCACGGTGGCGTTCGCGGGGAGCCTCGCTCACGCACCGCAGATCGAGCCGTCCTCGGTCTCCATCACCTGGCGCAGGCTCGGCACGCCGGTCGTCGCGGCGGCCACCAACAACTCGCCGGCCACGAACGGCGTGCTGCTCGACTTCGCCGGAAGGGTCGTGGTGGCGGGCGGGGCCAAGATCGTCCCGGGCACCGTCACGCTGACGACCACCGTCACCGCGGCCCCGTACACCTACACGGATCCGGCCAAGGACGGCGTCCTCAAGGACGGCAGCGGCGACACGCGCGGCTTCATCGACTACAAGACCGGCCACTGGTCGCTGTCGGCGGAGACGGGTCAGGCCCCGGACAACGCGACCGCGATCACGATGAACTACACGCCGGAAGGCGCGCTCTCGACCGTCACGGACAACGGAGCTGGCGTGCTGACCGGGACCGACCTGGCCGCTCCGGGCACGATCGACTACGCGACGGGCGCCTACTCGTTCTCCACGACGGTGCCCGCCACGCCGGCCGACCTGACGCAGGTCCAGGCCGCCTACACGCAGCGGGCGTTCGACATCGATCCGATCTCGAAGGGCGTGTGGGGCAACGACCTGGAGATCCAGGTCCGCGGCAACGAGGACTCGTTCACGCGTCTGACCGCGTCCTACGCGCGCGCCGACGTGCAGGTGCTCCTCGACGGCGAGGTCCAGGAGACGTTCCTGAACCTCTCGATGACGGATCCGTCCGACCCGGACTACGTCATCACCGCGATCAACGATCCGACCCAGGGCTCGGACCTCATCTCGCTCGTCGATCCGGCGAACGAGTCGGTCATCCCCGCATCGCTGAACGGCAAGCTGCGGACCCGCTCCGGCGGATCGGGCAACGCGTCCAACCAGAACTGGGGCTCGACCGCGGCGGCGGATCCGGACGGCTACCCGTCGATCCCTGTCGGCTTCCGCACGGACGCGCTCGCGACGCCGGTCCAGCCTGGCTCGGTCGTGATCACGTACACCGACGTGTCCGGCACCGCGCGCACGATCACCGATGACGGCAACGGCAACCTGATCGGCGATGTCGATCCGGCTCCGCCGACCGGCTACAACCGGGTCAACTACACGTCCGGCAAGATCGCGTTCCGCACCGTCGCGGCGGTCTCGGAGGCGGAGACCTCGAACCTCGCGGTGCCGACCGGCGCGCGCCCCGGCTCGATCATCCAGATCTCGTCGAGGGTCACTCCGGCGGCCACGGCCACGGCCGATGCCCTCACCGGAGGGTCGGACGGCGTGGCAGGTGTCGGTCGCGCCGAGATGACCAGCCCGGCGCTCAAGTCCGATCGTCGCGGCATGTACGCTCTCCTGACCACGGACGAGCTGCTCAACGTCGGCATCCCCGACGCCGCGGGCGACGTGACGATGGCGAGCGACCAGATCGCCGAGGCCGAGACGAACCAGAAGTGGTTCATCATCCTGGCCTCGCCTCCGGGCATGACCCCCCAGCAGGTGCGCGACTGGCGGCGCTTCACGCTGGGGATCTCCAGTTCGTACGGCGCGCTGTACTACCCGTACATCCGCGTCACCGACCCGTTCACCGAGCGCGGGGCGAACATCCCGCCGATCGGGCACGTCGCGGGCGTGTACGCTCGCACGGACACGAACAAGAACGTCGCCAAGGCGCCTGCGGGCACCGAGGACGGTCGCCTGCTCTTCTCCGAGGGCTTGGAGCGTCGGCTGGAGTTCGCCGAGATCGACACCTTCTTCCAGAGCCAGGTCAACGCCCTGGTGGACACCCCGCAGACCGGTCGCGCGGTCTGGGGCGCCCGCACGCTGGAGAACCCGCCGGACGACTTCCGCTACGTCCAGGTGCGCAGGCTCTTCAACTTCCTCAAGAGCAGCATCTACAACGGCACGCACGGCTTCGTGTTCGAGAACGTGGGCGCGTCGCTCCGGCAGCGCATCCAGGTCTCGGTCGAGAGCTTCCTCCGGAACCTCTTCAACCAGGGCTACTTCGCGGGCACCACCTTCACGGACGCCGTCTCGGTCATCTGCGACGAGAGCAACAACACGGCGGACAACGAGGAGGCCGGCGAGGTCATCTGCGACATCTACATCGCGCCGAACAAGCCGGGCGAGTTCATCATCTTCCGCATCCAGCAGAAGTTCAGCTCGACGGGCTGATCGGCGGCTGACCAGGAGCGCACGTGGGACTCAAGGAGCTGAGCGAAGAACTGGGAGGCGTCCTCGAAGGGGGCCGCCGCCCGTGCTGCGGAGATCTCAACGAGGTCATCCGTACGCTCGCTCGCTCCTCGGGCCTCCAGGAAGAGGCTCTCCTCGAAGCGATGAGCTGCGACAACGACTGCCGCAAGAAGTACATGGACGCGGACGGGTCGTTCAAGGGCAAGAACGCGACGGGGCAGGAGTTCTCGTCGTGCGAGAAGATGTTCACGGAGTGCTGCAAGGGGGTGAAGGACCCCAAGGCCCTGTGCGCCTACATCGGACGCAAGTCCGGACAGATCTGAACCCCCTCGGAGGAGAGCGCGAACATGGATGCGACGATCACGAACCTCGGAACCACGTCCCCCGACGACGATGTCTTCCTCACGACCCCCAAGGTGGAGGTCAAGGCGGGCCAGTCGGTCACCCTGGCCGGTCTCACGATCGCCGACCTCGACGGCGACACGCAGCTCAAGCAGCTCGTCATCGACGGGAAGGTGAGCGTCCAGGTCGGCGACGAGATCGTCGATCGCGCGGTGCCCACGAGGGGCACGATGCGGATCGACATGCTGCCGCGCTACACCTTCGCGACCCTGCCGACGGCGCCGGACGCGTTCGACGGTCTCGTCGCGTTCTGCACCAACGGCCGGAAGGTCGGCGAGGGCGGCGGAGCCGGCACGGGCGTGCCCGTCTACTTCGACGGCGCCTCGTGGCGCGTGTTCTCGACCGACGCGGCCGTCGCGGTCTGACCTCTCTCGCCGCCATGACGGCGGTCTGATCGGAGACGCTGGTGAGCTTCCTGACCATCGAGCAGAGGATCGCTGCCGGTTCCCAGTTCACGGGGACCAACGGCGGTTCGTCCGGCACGATCACCACCGTCACCGGTCTCCAGGTGGCGCAGGGGGAGACCTTCAAGCTGCGCGCACGCGCGAAGGAGGTCTTCACCTTCGTCTTCGACAAGGACCCGTCGGGCGGCGTGGAAGAGTCGGTCACCACGCGTCGGGTTTTCGTCACGGACGCGATGTCGGCGGCTCAGGTGCGCGATGCCATCATCGCGGCCATCAACCGGACCCCAGGGTTGGCGCTCTACGCCTCCGTCGGAGGCGCCAACCAGGTCAACCTGCTCAACGGGCTGGGCGGCACCGCGGGCAACCTGCCGGCGCTCCCGGACACCGTGGCGAACGGCAGCTTCGTCGTGTCCGCGCTGACCGGAGGTGCGAACCTGCCGTCCACGCCGGTGGATGTGGATGGGATCCGCCTCTACCCCGAGGCGACCTTCGGCGGCATCTTCGACTTCGACTTCACGGTCAGGAAGCTCGTGGACGGACAGCCGGTGAACAAGCCGGCGCTCTGGAAGGTGGACCGCGTGCTGCTCCAGGTGACTGGCGCGGCGAGCTACACGCTCTCCAGCGTTCTGCCGGACGGGACCGCGGCTACCATTCAGACCGGAGCCGGGGGGATCGTGCTGATCAGCACCCCCATCATGCTGGGTGGCGACGAGCGCCTGCGTCTCGTCACCGCCGGAGCGGCGGCGGCGATGCTCGCCCGAGTGACCGCGCGGCCAGCCGCGTGATACGGTTCATGACATGAAGCTCTCCGAGCAGCTCGATTCAGCGCTTGCCTTCGCCCCGCCGGACGACGAGGGGCTGATCGTGCGCATCGTGAGACTCGACAACGCGTCGCGTCCCGCCCAGGAGGCCCAGGGCATCCTGCCGATCATGGTCATGGGCCACGAGGGGCTCGACCAGGCGAGCTGGCGCCGATGGATCCGCGAGAACGCTGCGGCAGCCTACGGGCTGGCGGCTGCGGAGCGGTTCGCGCAGCAGGGCATCGACCTCCGGGAGATGGATCCCACCAGGGCTTTCGGGCGCGCGCTTCGATCCACCTCCGGATGGAGGAGCGAGTCGCGCAACCACTGGTCTCTCAACAGGGGGTTGTACGTTCTGACGATGGTGGAGAAGTGGCCATCGTTGTACAACCTGATCGCCACGGAGATGGCTGAGGAGGACATGACCCTCCGAGAGTTCATCGACCGGGTGTCCCAGCTCCCCACCCCACTCGAACTTGGCGAGGGGCGCTTCACCACCCTGGGTGACATCATCGGACGGAACGTGGTTCTGACTCCGAGCTACTGACGAAGAAGGAGCAGGCACATGGCGAGGGCTCAGGCGACGGATCCGCTGCACAACTTCCGCTTCCACGCGCGCGCGGGCGCGATCGACGGTCTCGCGGCCATCGACGCGATGCAGCCTGGCGGCGTTCCCTCCCCCGGCGTCGGCGACACGTCCGAGGCGGGCTTCACGGCGGTCACCACCCCGGAGTTCACGGTCGAGGCGGCCGAGTACCGGGAGGGCATCAAGACCTACACCGAGAAGTACCCGGGCGTCCCCACGGTCAACGACTGCACCTTCTCGCGCGGTGTCGGTCGGAACGACACCGCGTTCCTCTCGTGGGTCCTGGCGGCCATCGAGGGTCGCGAGTACCGCACGGACATCACGGTGTTCCACGCGACGCGCGCCGGCAGGACCTTCCCGCACGACCTCGCGACCTCGTTCCCGAACAACGAGGCGAAGCGCTACTTCCTCTTCGAGGCGTTCCCCATCCGCGTGAAGATCGCGGGCGACCTCGACGCGTCCACCTCGGACGTGGGCATCATGGAGATGGACGTGGCCGTCGAGCGCTGGGGCGTCATCCGGCCCGACGGCACCCGGATCGGCGTCTGACGGTGTGGCGAACCACACACGCATCCACACGCTCAACGAGCGTGTGTACGAAGCCGATCTGACGCCGGAGTCGGCGTGGGCTCTTGGTGTGCTCATCGGGGATGGGTGCGTCACCAGGAGGGCTGGGCACATCGAGGGCGTCGAGGTGTGTGGTGACGAGGACGTTTGCCGGAAGGTGGCCACCGTCTTCGGTTCCGAGAAGCCAACCAAGCACCTGCGTGGCGGATGCCACGCGATCCGGTTCTTCGGCAGGAGCTTTGCAGCCTCGCTGGCGCGATACGGCGTGGTTCCAGCCAAGACCGCCACGGTTGGGTTGCCGGAGGTCCGCCCGGACCTGTTGCCACACCTGATTCGTGGGTACTGGGATGCGGACGGGTGTGTCACGACCGGACGGCAGCAACCGGGTCGAGGCAACAAGCTCAAGCTGACGCTCGCAGCGGTTACCGTGTCCTCGACGCTGGCAGCACAGCTTGCGTCAGTGGTTCATGACGTGACCGGAGCTAGGTGCGGCCCGTACGGGCAGCGCAAGAAGCGCGTGTCCGTGACATGCTTGAAGGCGCTCACCCTGGGTCACTGGCTCTGGGATCAGAGCGAGCCGCACATGAGGAGCGCCCGAAAGTACGATCGATTCCTGGCCTTGGAGAAGGAGATCTATGGCTAGGCCCAGGCTTCTGGACATGCTCCAAGCCTACAACTTCTGGGTCTTCGACGCGTCGGGACCCAGCGGGAACTCGCTGCTCAGCATCTTCGACCCGGCGCTCGGCTTCTCGGCCTGCACCGCGCCGGAGATCAGCGTCGAGCTGCGCGACGTGCAGCCCGGGAACTGGGAGTACAAGCGCCGCGTCGTGAAGAAGGCGGAAGCTGGTCCCGTGTCCCTGTCGCGTGGGGCCCGGTTCTACGACTCGGACTTCTACAACTGGATCACCGGGGCGATCGTCGGCCGTCAGCCGATCCGACGGACGCTGGTGATCGTCCACTTCCTCGGCTGGAAGGTGCAGTCGCAGGTCACCGGATCGAATCTCTCCTTCCCCGACACGGCGTTCCTCCAGGCGTCGCTCCGAACTCCAGGCCGCGGGTGGATCCTCTACGACTGCCTGCCGACGAGGTACAAGGCGGGCTCCGACTTCGACGCGACCGCTTCGGACGTGTCCATCCAGGAGCTTGAGGTCCAACCCGAGCACGTGGCCGAGCTGACCCTCGCCACCGTCAGCCCCGTGGCCGCCCGTGCGACCTCGGCGGCGGTCGAGATCGTGAGCGCCGTGACGAGGAACGACGACGCGCGGCTCTGATAGGCTGAGGCCGCGATGCCCTCGAAGGCGAACGCAGCCTCGATCCCCCGCGCGCAGAAGATCCTGGGCAAGGCCAACTGCCTCGCCACGGATCTCGTGGGGGACTGCGTCCGGATCACCGGGCCGAAGGTCTCGAACAGGTACCAGGTCGCCAAGGTAGACATCTCCGTTCCGGGGAGTCCACCAGCGGTCGGCGTCATCGTTCGGAAGGACAGCCCTACCCTCTGCGTCGTCCAGTTCCACGGTCCCATGGTCGGCGTCTACACCGGCCTCGTCACGGGAGTGGCCTATCTGGTGGGGACCGATGGGCGCCTGGCGAAGGCCGGCGATCCCACGTACCCGTCTGGGTCGGTCTTCTTCCAGCAGATGGCCGTGGCGACCAGCTCGAACGAGCTGCTCGTGTCGCCACAAGACGTGGCGTTCGGCGGACCCGATGGATCCGCAGTCCGCAGGTACCGCGAGCCGGTGATCGGCACGAAGAACTCGGTGAACCTCATCTTCACGGTGGGCGCCAAGTTCGTCCACGTGGGCTACGAGCGCGAGTCGGTGTATCTCAACGGGGTGCTGCTCGATGAGGGCGCAGGCAACGACTACGTGGCCGAGGAGAGCGGAGGCATGGGGACCGGGTACGACACCATCCACATGCAGTTCCCTCCGCGTTCGACGGACAAGCTGGTGATCGACTACGTCCCCGCGCCGTGAGCGTGTGGTAGGCTCTCACAACCGCAGGAGAAAAGATGTCCCGCACCTTCATTCGTCAGGACGCCCAGATCAGCTCGACGAACCAGTCGGATGTCGGTTTCGTGGACTCGACAGCCCCGGCGGCGACCATGGAGTCGGGCGCGACTACCCTCGCGGACGACCTGAACAACATCCGGTCGATGCTGTCGTACTTCAACGACCTCCAGACCGGGAACTGGTACGACGCCTTCACGGCCCCTCCGCTCTTCCCGTCCGAGGGTGCCGTGCGCGGGTTCCAGACGGTCGCCGACGACCTTCACGCCCTGGAGCGCAAGCGCGTCCTCGTGAGCGTCGCGAACCTCTCCGACGTGACGGTCCCGGCGACGCAGAACTACGTCGTCCTCGCCCTCTCGGAGCTGCCGAGCAACACCACGGCGGCCATCGGAGCCGTCACCACGCGCGGCACGGTCGCGGCGACGCATGGTGGTTCCTTCGGCACTGCGCACTCGCTCGCCGAAGTGGGCGGCAGCACGGCGATCAGCCCGAAGAACCTCTGCGAGATCGTGGACGGGGCCACGCGCGATCCGATCCTGTCCTCGGGACGCACCGTCTACGCCCTGTTCCAGACCGAGTCGAGCACGGATGGCTCGACGATGACCGGCACGACCCCGAACCGTGCCCAGCTCTCGTTCGTGCGCATCAACGCCGCGGGCGACGACCTGGAAGCCGTTCCGGTCTCCGACATCGAGAACCGGGTCATCAACTACGCGTCGGTCGAGCGCAAGGCGCTGGAGGACCTCAACGAGCAGGACTTCCTGCGCGGCGCGATCCTCGACACGCCCTCGGGCTCCACGGTCACCCGTCAGGTGGCCTACGACAACCAGGGCACCACCCCCGTCGAGCTGACCACCAACGCCGACCTCGACCTCAACAGCGCCGGCATCGCGTGGCGCATCCGCGACCTCACCAACGCGCTGCTCTTCCGCGTGCTGGAGGGGAGCACGGGAGGCACGTCCGAGATCCAGTTCGGCACGGACGTGGACGTGTTCAACAACGACGCGGTCGTGAACGACTTCGCGGCCGGAGCGACGATCCGGTCGGGTGGCACGCGGCCCATCGCGGTGGGCGTCACCGACGGTGTGCTCGCGACCACGGCGGGCGATCTGGAGGTCCGCGCGGCGGCCGAGTTGTACCTCGACGACGGCAACCAGACCGGCTCCACGTGGGCTCAGACGGCCGGCATCAAGCTCTCCGACACCACCGCCGAGTGGGACAACTTCGAGACGGCCTTCGGCGAGGTGTCGCTCCTGCGCGCGGTCGCTCAGGCGCGTCGCCGCCCGAAGGTCTACGCGGTCCTCACGGCGAACGTCTCGGCGAACACCGATGTCGGTGGTGTCGGCGGTGGCGCGAACCTCGATGCGCAGCTCCCGGACATGAGCGTCGGCGACTTCCTCACCGACTACGACGTGTACCTGAACGGTCAGCTCCAGCGGCCAGGCGCGAACGCGGCGGCGAACAACGACTACTACCCGGGCACGTCGCTCGCGAACGGCCAGCTCCGCTTCGAGTTCAACCTCAAGGGCACCGGTGCCAGCCCGGACGTGATCTGCGTCGTCCCCTACGCGCGCTACACCTGATCTGACGGAGGAGTGAGGTGAGTAGCGTCCTCAAGCAGCAGATCCGCGTCGCCGTCACCAACGACATCGGCGCGGATCTCGACGACCAGCTCGAAGCGGCGAAGGCGGAGGTGCAGCAGCAGGAGGGCGCCAAGGCAGCCTACTCCACCGCCGAGAAGCTGATCGAACAGCTTCTTCCTCATCTCCAGAAGGACCTCAACGACGGCCGCATCTCACTGGAGACCGCGAGCGAGTCGTCCAAGTGGATCCAGCGCGCCATGGGAGTCTGCTCCTCCCTTCACGTCCAGGCCACGCACCTCGTGATCGCCAAGCAGGGCGCCGTCTCTCAGACGGAGAAGCTCCTGGGCATCGTGAAGAAGAGGTTCGACTCCGAGCGCGCCAAGCTGGTCGAACTGGAGAAGCTCGGCGTCAGTGGTCAGGACGACATCGCATCGGCGGCGCCGTCGGCACCGAAGTCCATCAAGCAGCTCCGGATGGAGGAGGCGGCGGCCGAAGCGGCAGCAGCCGAAGCGGCAGCGGCGCCGAAGGGGCAGGAGCCAGAGGCACCGAAGAAGAAGGGCTCCAGAGGGGGCCGCCGTGCCGGCAACGCCTGACAGACGGCCCGGGGTCTCCGACGAAGAGGGGATCGTCCTGGAGTCAGGTCCGGCGCCGACCGTGGCCGGAGAGATGCGGTTCAACGGGTCGTCGTTCCAGTTCCGGGACGCGACCGGTGTCTTCGACCCGAGGACTGGCGGAAGTGGGCTGACCGAGACCCAGCACAAGGCGCTGAGGCAGCTCATCCACTTCATCGACGAGGGCCCCGCCGACGGGTTTGCCTCGGGCGCGTACAAGGAGACGTTGCCGGCAGGGGATCCGTTCCCGACCAGCATCATCTGGTGGGTGAGCGCGGCCAAGACGCAGAAGATCGTCGAGAAGACGATCACGAGGTCCGGAAACCGGATCCCGTCGCAGATCCAGTGGAAGATGTACGACAATGACGGCACGACCGTGCTCGTCACCGTCACGGACGCCATCACCTACGCCAACAACGTGTTCGAGACCTCGCGCACCAGGACGATCGCATGAGCGGAGAGAGCCCGGCGGCAGTTCTGTTCGACCTGTTCGGTCAGGACGTTGGCATCGATCCCATGCGCGCGCTGCGCGTGGCTGCTCCGTTCACGCTCGGCGACTTCGTCCACAAGTACCGGATCTGCCCGCTCGACTGGTACTC